CCTAGTTGTTGGGATCCAGATCAGCCCCAGTTGTCATTAGGTTTATACCCAGTAGATGACCCACAGGCTGTACGAAATCCTAGACCTGATATAAGCTACACAGTATCTGGAACAAGTGGTTTGCAATTAAATGGATCTAACGACAATACGTTACAAGGTGTTGGGTATCCAGAGGGCGGTAGTAGAATATTTCAATGGGGATGGAACCCTGTTGGTGGTGCAAGGGACGATGGGCTAACTCCTAATGATCTTGCCCCAAGCTGTTTGGTAGGAAGTGTAACGGTAACAACAACATAAGGAGTTGAAAATGTTTAAGAAAGACGCAGATGGGATTGCTAAAAAAGGCAAGACCGAAGGTAAAAATTTAGGCGATAGTGGACCTACTGCCCCAATCGAAAAGGCTAGACCTAAGATGGGTGGTAAAAGCCAAATGGATATGAAGAAAATGGGTCGTAACCTAGCTAAGGTTAAAAACCAAGGCATGATGCGTAAAAGCGCAGGAAGAGGTCGATAATGGCTAAGTTCTCTATGAAAAAAGGTGGTAAAGAAGTCGGTTATGCCGATGTCTATGCCGAGCCACATACTATGAAAGGTAAGGCTATGAATGCTAAAGACGCTATGATGGCAGTAAGCCGTCCACCTGATCCAAATACTTTGTCTTCTAAACAAATGACCCCAGGTGGACAACCATCCCCCCGTGTCAGCATGGGCGATCCAAATCGTGATGATGTAAAGACTACGGGTATCAAACAACGTGGATCTGGCGCTGCAACTAAAGGTTTTACCTCTAGAGGCCCAATGGCATGAATTACACGCAGTTAACATCTGCAATTAAAGGGTTTGCTGAGAACGATTTTCCAGCAACTGTAGGCTCTTTTACGTCTGCTGACCAGATTGCTAGGTTTGTACAGCTTGCCGAGCAACGCATCTATAACACGGTGCAGATGCCTGCTTTCCGTAAGAACGTTACAGGATCTACAAGCAGCGGTAATAAGTATTTAGCAACCCCGTCTGATTGGCTGGCTACCTTTAGTCTTGCGGTGATTAATGCGGCAAATGAGTACCACTACCTACTTAACAAAGATGTTAACTTTATCCGTGAATCCTACCCAGACACGGATGCAGCTTTCTATGGAGAGCCTCAGTATTACGCTATTTTTGACGATAACACTTTTATTTTAGGACCTACTCCAGACGCCAATTACGCTGTAGAACTTCATTATTTTTATTACCCAGCGTCTATTGTTACCGCAGGGACTTCCTGGCTTGGAGATAACTTTGATTCGGTATTGTTATATGGCGCTCTTATAGAAGCTGCCAACTTTATGAAATCAGACGCTGATGCAGTTACTTTGTATAAAACAAGATATGACGCAGCCATGGCAGATCTGAAACAATTAGGCGATGCCAAAGAACGTCAAGATGCCTACAGAAGTGGACAAGTGAGGTATCCAGTCAAATGATTAGCGTACAAGGGCTAGGCGAGTCTAGCGGGATTCAAGTAGCAACTAAAGACTTTGGTGGCTTTACCCCCGAAGAGGTTGCTGAACGGGCATTAGATAGAATTATTCAGGTAGGGGATCAGTCTCATCCTTTGGTTCGGGAGCAGGCGATTGCTTTTAGAAATCATATTCGGGAAATCCTAGTCTTTTACATGAATGAAGCGGTAAAATTTGATCGTGTAACACTAGCTCATAAGCTACGGGAAGCTGGTCATCCTGAACTAATTAAACTTTTAGAGGAGTAAATCATGGCATTTACAGGTAATTTCATGTGTACCAGCTTCAAAGTAGAGCTGATGCAAGCAGTTCATAACTTTACAACTGGCACAGGTAACACGTTTAAACTGGCTCTGTATGACAACTCAGCGTCATTCACGGCTGCGACTACTGCGTATACAGCCACAAACGAAGTAGCTGCTTCTGGTACTTATTCTGCTGGTGGTGGGACATTAACAAACGTAACTCCCACATCTTCTGGAACTACAGCGTTTACTGACTTTGCTGACTTATCGTTTACGTCTGCAACCATCACAGCGTTTGGCGCAATGATTTATAACGACTCAGCAGCTGGCGATCCTTCAGTTTGTATTTTAGACTTTGGTGGTGCTAAGACTTCAACAGCAGGTACGTTTACGATTATTTTCCCAACAGCAGACGCAAGCAACGCAATTATTCGTATTGCCTAGGAGCTTTAAATGGCTCTTGTGGTTGCAGACCGTGTCTGGGAAACGACATCTACATCAGGTACTGGCACTCTTACATTAAGCGGTGCGGTATCTGGCTATCAAACTTTTGCCGTTATTGGCAACGGTAATACGACCTATTACACCATTACTAACGGAACTGACTGGGAAGTTGGTATTGGTACATACACATCTTCTGGAACTACATTAAGCCGAGATACTGTTTTATCCTCTTCCCTTGGAGGTACAACTAAGATCACTGTTACTCCAGGCAGCTTTGTATTTGTTGATTACCCTGCAAGCAGAGCGGTATATGAGGACGAAAGCGGTGTAGTTACTGGATACCCTATTTCAGGCGGCACAATCAATGGCACTACTATCGGTGCTACTACCCCATCTACTGTAAACGCTACTACGATTACAGGACAGACAGGAGTGTTAAGGGGTACGGGGCAGAATTTGTTGTTATGGTCTGCTGACTTTTCTAATGCAGTTTGGGCTAATCTTTCTAGCAATGTAACTTATACTTCAACAACAATAAATTTTACTAATGCTTCATCTTTCGCATACCAATTAGTTAATCCTGCTGTTGCTGGTATTACATATACATTTTCAGTAACATTATCTAGCACAAACAAAACAGCTATTGCAATTAGAATTGCTGGAACGGCTACAGGAGGCGGTGGGCAAACTTTAATTACGCTTACATCAACACCTACAAGATATTCTGTAACTGTAACATTGCCATCAGGAAATTCAGCCGCTTATGTAGGTTTTGAAAATAGAGTTGGTACAGGTGGAGATGGTTCTTTAGGTTCGATTACTGTAAGCAATGCACAACTAGAAATCGGTAGTGTTGTAAATACTTTTGTACTTACTACATCCGCACAAATCTACGGAACTCCTACCCTATCCTTTAGTGGAGTATCTACTATTGGACTAGAGTCTAATGGTTCTTTATTTGTACAACCAGCAGGAACAGGAGCATTACAAGCACAAGCTACTACATCTACGACAGCAGGTGGTAATGCTAGGGGTGCTAGGGCTGTTGATTGGCAGACAGAAAGAACTGCGGCAAGTCAAGTAGCTAGTGGTTCTTACGCTGTTATCGGTGGAGGATACAGTCATACAGCAAATAATTTAGGTTCTACTATATCTGGTGGCTATTTAAACACAAATACATCTTTTGCTGGAAGCATTGGAGGTGGGCAAAATAATACTGCAAGTGGTGGTTATTATGCTGCACTTGTTGGTGGATTTACAAATAGTTCAACTGGTAGCTTTAATTTTATTGGTGGTGGTTCTAATAATTCTGGAACAGCAAATGCCGCAGTAACAACTCAATCTGCCACGATGAATGGAACGACTGCCGTAACTCTTAGTGGCAGTAACGCTAACATTAAAGTAGGTCAATTAATACTTGGTACATCTATTGCTTCATATAGTTATGTAGCCGCCATATCAGGAACAAGCCTTACTCTTTCCCAAAACGCATCAGGTTCATCTACAAGCACTCTATCTTTCTTTACTCCTCATGGAGTAGTAGTAGGCGGTGGTAATAACCAAGCTACAGGTAGTTATTCATTTATCGGTGGTGGTGGTGATGCAGGAACAGCAGCAAACCGAAACGTAGCTAGTGGGGATTGGTCTTTTGTTGGTGGTGGTAGAAACAATACTGCTAGTGGAAATGGCTCTGTAATTTGTGGTGGTGGTCTTTACGCTGTACTTTCTCCAACAACATTTGCAAACGTAGCAAGTGGAAATGCAAATTTTATTGGTGCTGGAATAAGCCATACCTGTAGTGGAGATATTGCCGCAATTGTTGGTGGTCAAGCACATACTGCGTCAGGTGCAAGAGCATTTGTGGGTGGTGGATTAGTAAATACGGCTAGTGGGGCAGGTTCTGCTATTATGGGCGGTCAATACGGAACAACAAGAGGTATTGAAGGAAATCATGTATTTCCAGCGTGTGCTGTTCCAATAGCATCCACTATTGGTATTTCTCAAGCCGCATTACTTGTATTGGCTGTTCAAACCACAGATGCCACAGCTACAGCATTACGCTCAAACTCATCAGCCGCATCTACAACCAACCAAGTAATACTACCTAACAACTCTGCTTATTATTTCAAAGGCTCGTGTATTGCCAATGTGACTGGTGCGGCTAATGGTGCGGCATGGTCTTTTGAAGGCGCAATTATGCGTGGTGCTAACGCAGCATCGACAGTACTAATCGACACCCCATCGGTTAATCGTGTGGCGGCATCCTCTGGTGCAACGGCTTGGACTATAGCGATTACTGCTGATACTACAAACGGAGGACTTAGAGTTACTGTAACGGGTGTAGCATCCACTACGATACGCTGGGTCGCTAAGGTAGAAACAACTGAGGTAACATTCTAATGACTATTCAATACGATAATCTAAATAATCAAATTACTGTAGTTGGTACTGCAACCGATATTCCTATTGTTTTACAGCCTAAAGGCACAGGAGCATTACAGGCGCAAGTAGCAGATTCTACAACAGTCGGGGGTAATGCTAGGGGTGCTAATGCTGTTGATTGGCAGACTAGTAGAACTAACGCAAACCAAGTATCTAGTGGTCAATACGCTGTCATTGGTGGTGGTTTAGGTAACCAATCTAACGGAACTGTTACAACCGTTGCTGGAGGTGCTGGAAATATAGTTGGGGGCACTTACGCTGGTGTTTTATCTGGAATTTCAAATACAGCAAACGGATTTTCTTCTGCTGTTGTTACTGGATACACTAATACTGCCGCAGGGCATTTAAATTTTATTGGTGGTGGATTTACCAATAGCGGAACTTCTGCATCTGCGGTAACAACCCAAAGTGGAACAATGAATGGCACAACTGCCGTTACTTTAAGTGGTAGCAACGCTAATATCAAAGTTGGTCAATTTATATCTGGTACAAGTATTGCAACCTTTCCATCAACTTATGTAGCCGCCATATCAGGAACAAGTCTTACCCTTTCCCAAAACGCATCAGGTTCATCAACCTCAACCCTATCCTTCTTCACACCCCACGGTGTTGTAGTCGGTGGCGGTAACAATCAGGCAACTGGCTCATATAGCTTCATTG